ACTATCCATGCTAACGCGCCTGAGAATCGCGCCCTTCGCGCTGATTTTGATAATAACTGGGCTAATGATTCACGGCTGCACAGCGCCGGAACCGGTTCAGATCATGCAGCAAGCTCTACCGTTGCCGACTCGACCGGCACTGCCAGCCATCATGTCAGCAGAACTGACGTGTCTGAGTGATGAAGCTTATGAACGCCTGGCAACACGCAACCGGATGCTACGGCAGTATGCCGAAGAACTGGAAGTCATTATTAAATCAACTCACCGGATAAGGGATTCTCCAAATGACTGATCCAATAGACCGCGCTAATGATACGGCGCAATTCAATAATGACTTGGCTATTCAACAGCACCGGATCGATCACGAGCTACCTGCCCAGCTTGTGGTTGACGGTGTTGTTGAATGCATTGATGCGGCATTGATATACCGGCCGATCGACTAGCGGCATTGCCGAACTGCGTACGCTGTATTGATTGCCAGTCGATATATGAGATAAGGGAAAAGCAATGAATTTAGAGTTTGCGGGGTTAGCGCTCAGCCTATTGATTGCGCTGGCAACAATGATGTTTGCCGGTGGCCGGATGCTGGTCAATCAGTTTGATCGACGCCTGAACGAGCGCTTTAAAGCTCAGGATAAGTCCCGTGAGGATTCTCAAAACCACTGGGACGCTAAATTTACCGCGCTGGAGCGAGCGACATCAGCGGATGCCGAGGAATGGCGGCGCATTGAGCGCGAGTTTATGAGGTTTCAGGCATCGCTGCCTATCGAATATCAGCGCAGGGAGGATGCGATACGCGATCAATCGCGCATTGAGGCCAAGCTGGACGGACTGGCGAATCTGATTCAACGATTACAAAACAACGGGGATTAACATGAATATGGATAAGATTCGCCGCGAAACGATACGCTGGCAAATACTGCTGACGCTGAATAATGCGCGTCCGATCGGGGCGTTTGAAAAGCTGGTGTTGGCGGTGATTCAGTCTGAGTTTCCCGATGCGACACAGAAAGAAGTGCGCTGCGAGCTGGATTATTTAAGAGAGCGCGATCTGGTTGATGTGCGGCACGATCCGGATGGCCGTTGGTTTTGCAAGCTGGAGCGGTTTGGGGTGGATTTGGTGGAATATACGCTGCCGTGCGAGCCAGGTATTGCCAGGCCGGAGAAATATAATGCCTAAGCCGTCCGCGATTGACGGCCTGACGCCCGAACAGCGTACTCAGTTTGAGTCGGAGCTGATCAAGCGCAACTTTAAGGATTACACCGGCCTGGTCGAGTTTCTAGCCACTAGCGGCCTGGAGATTTCCCGCAGTTCCGCTTATCGGCACGGCTCCAAGTTGCAGCGCCGCTTGCAGAATGTCCGCAACTCGACCGAAGCGGCCCGGCTGATTGCCGAGGCTGCTCCCGACGATGCCGATTTGCGCTCGGCGGCGGTGATATCGCTGGTGCAGTCTGAATTGTTCGATGTGATGGTGACGTTGCAGGATCTGGATGAAGCGGAACCGTTTGAACGCGTTGGCCTGCTGAAAGAATGCGCGCGCTCGGTGCTGGATATGACTAAGGCCAGTGTGTTGCAAAAGAAGTGGAAGCAGGAGATTGAAGCGCAGATGCGCCATCAATTGACTGAAGAGGCAGCCAAGGTGGCTAAAGCCGAGGGCGTATCCGAGCAAGGCGTTTTGCGTATCCGAGAAGCCCTGGGCATGATCTCCTGATGATTATTACACGCGGCAACGCGAAGATTATCCCTCCTAATCCGGAGGGCATCTTCCTGGAGGGCCAGGAACGCTGGATCAAGGATAATTCGCGGCTGAAATTAATGGAAAAGGCCCGGCAGATCGGCATTAGCTGGTCTACTGCGTATGCTGCGGACGAACGCACTTCTATGGCAGGCGGCAAGTGGGATCAATGGGTTTCAAGCCGGGACGATCTGCAAGCGCGGCTGTTTATCGAAGACTGCAAGATGTGGGCTAAGGTGATGAGCATCGCCGCCGCCGATTTGGGCGAGCGGGTGATCGACGAGAAAACCAAGCTGACTGCGTACGTGCTGGAATTCGCCTCCGGCCGCCGCATTCATTCAATGTCCAGCAACCCGGACGCGCAGGCCGGTAAGCGCGGCGGCCGTATCCTGGACGAATTTGCCTTGCATCCCGATCCGCGCAAGTTGTGGTCTATCGCGTATCCCGGTATTACCTGGGGCGGCTCTATGGAGCTGATTTCCACGCATCGGGGCAGTCATAATTTCTTCAATCAGCTGATCCGCGAAGTCCGCGAGAACGGCAACCCGAAGAACATCAGCCTGCACCGCATTACCTTGCAGGACGCGCTGGATCAGGGCTTTTTGTACAAGCTGCAAAAGTCGCTGCCCGCCGGTCATGAAGTCATGGCGATGGACGAGGCGGCCTATTTCGATTTTATCAAGTCCGGTTGCGCCGATGAGGAGAGTTTTCGCCAGGAATATATGTGCGATCCGGCGGACGATGATTCGGCCTTCTTGGAATATGACTTGATCTCCAGCGCTGAGTATCCGATCGGCGAAAAATGGAAAATCGAGCTGGAGCAGGCTAAAGGCCGCGAGTTATATGGCGGTTTAGATATTGGCCGGAAAAAGGATTTAACGGTGTTGTGGATTTTTGAAAAACTGGGCGATGTGCTGTATACCCGAAAGATCATTACGCTGAAAAATATGAGCAAACCTAATCAGGAGAAGGTGTTATGGCCCTGGTTATCGGTGTTGTCGCGTTGCTGTATCGATTATACCGGCCTCGGTATCGGCTGGGGTGACGATGCGCAAAAGCAGTTCGGTCAATATCGCGTTGAGCTGGTGACGTTTACCCCGGCGGTTAAAGAGGCGCTGGCATATCCTGTGCGTGGCGCCATGGAAGATCGCAAGTTACGCATTCCGTATCAGCCTGAGATTAGGGCCGATCTGCGAGCGGTAACTAAATCGGTGACGCAGGCAGGCAATATAAGGTTTACTGCCGAGCGGTCTGAGAATGGCCATGCGGATAGATTTTGGGCGTGTGCGCTGGGTGTGCATGCCGGATCGACACCGGCATCGGTTATCGAATATATCCCCGTTCCCGGCAAAAACGACCTCTATTGGGGTAAAGACGATTTTAATATTGAGCGAAAAGGGGCTTGGTAATGAATTTAATCATGGATTGGCTGGCGTCAAAGCTGACGCCCGCTACGGTTAAAGAGTCGCAAACCAACTCGCCGCAATCGGCTATGTTGCACCGCGAATTTGCTGAGCATCCCTCTAAAGGTCTGACTCCGGCGCTGCTGGCGGATATTTTTATCAGGGCCGAGCAAGGCGATCTGGTTGCTCAGGCCGAGCTGTTCCAGGACATGCAAGAAAAAGACACGCATATCGCTGCCGAGATGAGCAAGCGGATGATGGCGGTCAAGAAATTGGATTGGGAGTTACGGCCGCCGCGCAATGCCACTGCTACGGAAAAGAAGAACACCAAGATGTTGCAGGAGCTGATTACCGATGAGATCGATGTCGGCAATTTGCGCATGGATGCGTTGGATGCGATCGGGCATGGTTATTCGTGCATAGAACTGGGTTGGGGGCGCAATTTACAGGACAAATGGTTTCCTAATCAGATTGAGCACCGTTCGCCGACGTGGTTTACCACGCCGCCTGACCGGCGCAACACCTTGCATTTACGCGATAGCGGCACTGCGTATGGAGTGCCGTTGCAGCCGTTCGGCTGGATTCCGCATTTTCATAAGTCTCGTGCCGGTTATATCGCCAGAACCGGGCTGTTTCGCGCGCTGGCTTGGCCGTATTTGTACAAGAATTACTCGGTGCGTGATTTGGCTGAGTTCCTGGAGATTTATGGGCTGCCGATCAGGGTGGGCAAGTATTCGCCGACGGCCAGCGACAAGGAAAAGCGGGATTTGCTACGCACCGTGCTGAGTATCGGCCACAACGCGGCCGGGATTATCCCGGATACAATGCAAATGGAGTTGCAGAAAGTGACGGGTTCCGGCAACGCCGATTCGTTCATGGCGATGGTCAATTGGTGCGAGGCCAGCCAATCCAAAGCTATTTTAGGCGGCACGCTGACCAGTTCGACCGGCGCTAACGGCAATCGCTCGTTGGGCGACGTGCATAATGAGGTGCGGCTGGATATCAGGGACGATGATGCGACGCAATTGGATCAATCGCTGAGCAGTTATCTAGTTTATCCGATGGCGATGCTGAATGGATTGTTTGCGGATAATCGTTGCCCCAGCTGGGTTAGCGACACTCAGGAGCCGGACGATCTCAAGCTCTATTCTGAGGCATTGCCTGCGTTGGCAGAGGCCGGGATGCGCATTCCGACACGTTACGCCCATGCAAAGCTGAAAATACCTGAAGCCGAAGGGGATGAGCCGGTTTTGCAGGTGAGCAATGCTAAGCCTCAGCCGGTTCCAGGGCAAGCCGACCAGGCTGCTGCCTCTTTGGCAGCATTGGCCGGTGATTTGAATACTGCCGTGAGCGGGACGAACGGCCCCGCAAAAGTACAGCCTGGGCAGGGGGATAATCCTGCCCAGTTGGGCGATGCTATCGATTCACATACTGATTTGCTGGCAGCCGCTGCCGGGGCATCGATAAAATCGATGGTGAGCGCGATACAGGCGAAGGTTGAGCAGGCCGAAAGCCTGGAAGCGCTGCGCGACGACCTGATCAACAGTTACGGCGAGCTGGATAACAGCGGCCTGGCCCGTGTCATGGCGCTGGCGTTTGCGGCGGCGGATTTGTCGGGACGGTTTGATGTGAAAGAGGAGACGTTATGATTTATGTAAAATGGTTTTTATTTCTGATTGTTAATTTGTT